TTTGTAGGTCAACGGTTTGAAATGTATTTCAATATCACCAAATGACAGCGGTGATCCAAAGTCAGGTTTTTTAACCTTTTCCATAATTTGTCTAAGATCAAGTGCTAGATCATTTGATTCTTCACATTCTGGACACTTGCTGGTAAATTCCATTTCGTGACCAAAAGTTGCTAACCTAATTGCTATGAGCACCGTATCAAGATCCAACGTGCTGATTTGTGCAGGATCTTTAAATGCAGGTATGCAACTTTTAATAACATCTGTAACTGCTTGGCCATTAAACAATGCATCAGCAGTTCTGTAAGTGATTTCGTCTAGTGCAGTCATTGGATAAACTGGTACTTCTCCCGATTCAGGAATAGTAATAATAGATTCATCATACCATATACCTTCACTGGGCAATTTTATATAGATCGATGGTTGTCTAAAGTGTTTAGCCAATGGATTGCCTGTTGGTGCGTGTGCAGTTTTTGGTATCACCGGTTGTACTGGTTGAATTGGGGCGCCTGGTTGTATTGCCATGTTTTTTCCTACCATAAATATAGTTGTAAGTGTACTTATACGGCTTTAAAACAGGTAAAAAATTAAATGGACGAACAAGAACGACTTCTGCAACAGATACTGGAATCTCTAAATCGATCCAATGGGCGTGCTGGTCCCGACATGGATGGTGCCAAAAAAAGCCTTGAAGACTATATAAAACTTTTGAAGTCAGGCAACAAACTTGACAAAGAAGAACAGGCCTTAACTACCAAAGGCATGAAACAAGAAGGAAAACGCCAAAGTCTAACAACCAAGGCGATGCGTACTACAACAAAGGCAATTGACGGAACCTTAAGCGTTGCTCAAGCACTTGACGCTGCTTCAACTGCCATGCGAGAAAACAGAGAGTCGTTTCAGAGTCTAAATCCATCTATCGAAATGGCTGGTAGTGCAATTGCAATGGCTGGTAAAGTTACTGGCGGATTGATTTCTGCAACTGTTGGTGCAATTCCTTTAATTGGAGGATTAGGTCGAGCAGCAGGTACTGTAGTAGCCTCCATGAGCGAAGCGACAGGAAAAATTGTTACTGCTGTTGGTGAAACATTTACACGTGAATTAGATAGAATAAGTGGTGCTTTTAGAACTGCGGCTCAGACAGGTGCTCTTGGTGCTGACGGTATGCGTGGACTTGGTCAACAGGCTGTTAACGCTGGACTGAGTTTTGATAGTTTTGCAAAAACAATTACCAAGGAAGGCGAAACACTAGCATTTGCATTTGGCACAAGTGCTCAAGCAGCCAAAGGATTAAGCGATACAACCAAGGCAATGAGACCCTTTAGAGAGCAATTGCTAACATTGGGTATAGGTGTTGAACAACAAAATGAACTAACTGCAAAATACATTCAGTTCCAACAACGTCAAGGACGTAATGAAATAAACAATACCAGAGCCCTTGCACAAGGTTCTCGAGAGTACATGAAGAATCTACAAGAGCTATCCAAGATTACTGGAAAAAGCATCGAAGAACAGCAAAATGCAATAGATGCGGTCCAAAAGGATATAAGACAAGGTGCAGCAATACGTGAAATTGAAAGAGAAAATGGAAAAGCCGCAGCTCAAGCTACACTTAACACAATTGCCACACTTAACAAAATAGAAGGCTTAGAAAACGTTGGTGATGGTTTAGCTGATGCACTGACTAACGCAGGAACACCAGCGGGTAAAGCGTTTACTATGATAATGGGCTCAGCTGGTCAAACAGTTATACAAGGACTAAAAAAAGGCACACTAGGACAAGCAGAAGCGATGTCCATGATATCAAAACAATTTACAGCTTTTTATAAAAATCTTGGAGGAGATAAATATGCATCGCAAGCAGGTAAAATGGGGACCGCTGTTGATCCAATGCTGAAAGCAATGCAAACATTTATGCTTATAAAAGATTTAGGTGCGGCCGCTAAAAATGCAACAGACGAAACAAACAAACTTGCAAACACAGAAGACTCAATAACCAAGAACGTTGTTAGTGCCCAAGAGTCCATGATAAAGAGTGCTACTGCACTAGACGAAGTTATATTGAACAAACTATTACCAACCGCGGCCAAGACAATAAACGATTTTGCTAAGATACAAACTGATGTAATAACAGGCATGGTTAACTATGCTAAAATCCTACAAGATCAAGGAGTCGAAGGATTAGCCAAAGCATTAGGAGACGATGCTAAAAAAGGAGCTGGTAAGATTGAGGAAGAAACTGGCTTTTTTAGCAAATTAGAAGGTATGCTTGACACTGTTGTCAAAGTAGGTGCAGGAGCATTAACCGGTGGAGGTATGGGTGCAATGACAGGTGCAGTACTTGGTGCACCCGGTGGCCCTTTGGCTGGATTAACTGCTGCTGCTGGTGGTGTTGTTGGTGCAATTGCTGGTGGAATTGCTGCATATTTTGGAAAAGATTTATTAGGGGACATCATTGGCAAAGGAAGTATAACCAGTATGTTTGGAGGCGGACTTGCTGAAGGCGGTGCTGCAGAAGCTGGTAAAAGTTATCTAGTTGGTGAAAACGGACCAGAACTACTCAAAATGGGCAAAACCAGTGGAGTGATAATACCAGGACAGGTTGGTCCAGGTGTGCCTGGAAGAATACCAGGAACTTTTGATGTCAAACTCGGCGATGGTTCTGTTGTAACAGTGGACAGTAGAGGAAACGAACTCTATAGAAAAGGACCAAGAATAGGTGGAGTGCAAATGAGCAGTTCAGCAGATGCTTCAACTTCCATGAGCATGCAAGGAACTGTTGGCGGTGTAAACTACGAAAGAGATTATATAAATGGTCAAATGGCTGGCCAAAGAATAGACAAAGGAAATGTAAGCAGTTACACTAGTAAAGGTGGAGTATCTTCAGTGAGTTATGGCATGGGAGATGGTGTAACAGTTGGTGCTCAAGGTGCTGCAACTGGCGGACAATTTGATGCACTAAGCCAACTTCGATCAGTTGCTGGCCCAAAACTTGGCGACGCAGGTGGATTATCTATTAGCAACCAAGGACTCACAGACATGGAAGGTGGTCCAGCCGCAGGTCAAACGCAAACAATACAGGGCGATGGAGGCAGTAACGAAAAAATTCTTGGTGTACTACAGGCGATGCTTGACCAGCAAACCAAAGGCACAAGACTTCAAGGCGAACAATTAAACGCCGCTCGCAACAACTGATAAATACTCCATAACAAAGATTTACATGGAAATTATATGTCCTGGAAAAAATACTTCAAAGCAGTTGGTAACACCGGTGGTCAACTGAGTCCTATAAGTGGACAAAACGCAAGAGGTCCTGCTTATGGTAGTGGTGGTTCTGGCGGACAGTTTGGTTTTAAAAACTATCAAAGTCATCTACCAGAAGTTTACTCTGGCCATCCTAACAGAATAGAACGCTACAATCAGTATGAAAACATGGACACTGATAGCGAAATTAACGCTTGTTTGGACATTATAGCCGAGTTTGCTACACAAAAGAACGAAAGCAACAACACTCCATTTGAAGTTCAATACACTGACAAACCAACAAATAACGAAATTGAAATAATACGAACACAACTACAACAGTGGACAAAACTGAACAAACTTGATCAGCGTATGTTCCGTATTTTTAGAAACACTATCAAGTATGGTGATCAAGTGTTTGTGCGTGATCCAGAAACATTCGAACTGTACTGGGTTGACATGACCAAGGTTGTGCGTGTGATTGTTAATGAAAATGAAGGCAAACGACCTGAGCAGTATGTGATTAGAGATATAAATCCAAACTTTCAGAATCTCAGTATTGCACCTAAGAAAACTACAGACTATGGCACAGGATTAAATTCAGGAGAAATAATCGGAACTGGTGGTAGTGCCATGGGTGGTTCAAACTATACCATCCCAAATGCTCCTGCTGGACAGAGCAGATTTGAACACACAGTCAATGAAACAGTGATTGATGCAAAAAACGTTGTGCATCTTGGACTCAGTGAAGGATTAGACTTTTTCTGGCCTTTCTCGCAGAGTGTGCTGGAAATGATATTCAAAGTGTTCAAACAAAAAGAACTGCTCGAAGATGCTATATTGATCTACAGAGTACAACGTGCTCCTGAAAGACGTGTGTTTTATATTGATGTAGGAAACATGCCATCGCATCTTGCAATGCAGTTTGTAGAACGTGTAAAAAATGAAGTACATCAAAGACGTATACCAAATCCACAAGGTGGTCAACAAGCAACAACTATGGATACAACATACAATCCACTGAGTATAAACGAAGATTACTTTTTCCCTCAGACTGCTGAAGGACGTGGTTCAAAAGTTGAAACACTACCAGGTGGTGAAAACCTTGGACAAATTGACGATCTAAAATATTTTAACAATAAAATGTGCAGAGGCTTGCGTGTTCCTAGCAGTTATCTACCAACCGGTCCTGATGACTCAGATCGACCAATGAACGATGGAAGAGTTGGTACTGCTCTTATACAAGAATACAGATTCAATCAGTATTGCGAAAGATTGCAAAAGCAGGTGATTGAAAAACTCGATGATGAATTCAAAATGTTCATGCGTTGGAGAGGGTTCAACATTGACAGTGGACTTTTTAACATTACATTTGCACCTCCTCAAAACTTTGCAAGCTATAGACAGGCCGAACTGGACACAACCAGAATTCAAGCATTTAGTGCATTAGAACAACTACCCTATATGAGCAAGCGTTTTCTTATGAAACGCTATCTTGGATTAACTGACGACGAACTTCAAGAAAATACTGAGTATTGGGAAGAAGAGACAGGACAAACAATTGAAACCGAACCAACTGGTAGTGATTTACGTACAGTAGGAATCAGTCCAGGCGACTTTGAAGGTGATGTTGAGATGGGAGATGCAGTTGCTGGCGAAGAAGCTGCAGGTGGCGAAGAAGTTGATGTAAACGTTGACATGGCTGCACCGGCAGTTCCAGAAGAACCTCCTGCATAAATACTATTATGAAACTATTTGAATTTTATGATGCAACGGCAGACGGATACCAAGAGCAGAAGGACGATAACTCTGTTCCAGAACTTGGCGAGTTGCGTAAAACAAAACTCACACTAAAGCAGATATCTAAACTGCGTAGAATGTATGATCTTAGAAACTATGAGAAGAAGCAAGATCTCAAGCGTGTACAAGCACAATTTGCCCCGCCTCCACCACAGATGTAGGTTAGCACAGAAAATAATTCATTTTCTACCACTTTTACCCCTATAAACTACTAGTTTTTTAATTTCTTTGTAAGTACTATACTGAGCCCAATACTTAGAAGGATTATTTTAATGAACAAATTTGAGCAACTTATTGAATTCGTCATCAATGATGATGAAAAAAATGCAAAAGCTCTTTTCCATGAAATTGTTGTGGAAAAGTCAAAAGACATATACGAAGACATTATGTCTGAAGAATCAGAAGCAGAAAAAGATGACCATGCTGAAAAAGCTGGTAAGAAAGTAACAAAAGACATCGAGTATGATGATAAAATGGATGAGTCCATTGAAGAATCAGATTTAGGTGGATCACAGGTTGACGATCTCATTGACGAAGTTGAGGCCGAAGAAGAAGGCGTCAGAATGGAAGATGAAGATGAAGAAATCGAAATGATCGACGTAGACGTTGACGACGATGACGGCGAAGAAGAATTAGAAGATCGTGTAGTAGACATCGAAGACAAATTAGACGAACTAATGGGTGAATTCGAAGAGCTAATGGCACAGGTTGACGATAACACAGACGACATTGAAGGCGAGCAAGACGAAATTTCAGACATTGATAGCGATACTGACATGGAGCAGGACGAGATTGATGACATGGAAGACGAAATGGATGAGCCAATTGATGTCAACGTTGAAGTAGAAGGTTTAGAAGAAGGTGTAGAATTAGTTGCAGCTCCGAAGCCAGTTACAACATCACCAGCTAGTAAAAGTCCAGTAGCAGCCAACTCAGGTCAAAAAGGTATGGATGCAAAGCCAGTAAACATTGACGCAGGCAACAAAGGTGCACAAGGGCGTGCAACACCAAAGTATGGTGACATGAACGCAACTACAAAGCCAGATGTTAAGCCAGCTACAAAACCTGAACTAGCACAAGCTTCTGGTGTTAACACCAAAAGTGTTATAGACTAATCTAGCGTAGGAACCGAGTATATGGGACAGCTATATCTTAGAGAAAACCTTACTTTCGAAGCGGCAAAAATGCAACTTGTTGAAGGCAAAGACGGTAAGAATTTCTATATGGAAGGCATCTGCATACAAGGTGACGTAAAGAATGCCAATGAGCGTGTTTATCCTGTAAGTGAAATAAAGCAAGCAGTTGATACTCTTAACGAGCAAATCAAAGAAGGTAATAGTGTTCTTGGCGAAGTTGATCATCCAGATGACCTCAAAATAAATTTAGACCGTGTATGCCATATGATTGAAAGTATGTGGATGGACGGTCCAAATGGTTTTGGAAAACTAAAAATTCTCCCAACTCCAATGGGGCAACTTGTTAAAACTATGTTGCAATCCGGTGTGAGATTGGGCGTTTCGAGTCGTGGATCAGGTAACGTTGATCCACATAACGGACGTGTCAGTGACTTTGAAATTGTTACTGTAGACGTGGTCGCACAACCCAGTGCTCCAAATGCTTATCCAAAAGCAATTTATGAAGGACTGATGAACATGAAACATGGACATCATATTTTAGAAATGGCTCGTGAGTCTGGGAAAGACGGCAAAATACAAAAGTACCTGAAAGACGAGGTTTCTCGTCTTATCAGAGACCTAAAAATTTAGGAGAATCGCATGTTAGATGCTATTAAACCACTATTAGATAGCGATCTCGTCAATGAGGACACTCGTACTGCTATTGCTGAACAATGGGAAGCAAAAATGGTCGAGGCCAAAGAGACAGTGCGTGCTGAACTTCGTGAGGAGTTTGCACAACGCTATGAGCATGACAAAACTGTGATGGTAGAAGCCCTAGATAAAATGGTTACAGAAGGCTTAGCTAATGAAATATCAGCTCTTAACGAAGAGAAGAAAGCATTAGCTGAAGATCGTGTTAAGTTTCATAACAAGATGAAAGAAAATGCTGATAAGTTTAACGGCTTTTTAGTTAAACAACTTTCAGAAGAGTTAAAAGAACTACGCACAGATCGTAAGGTATCAAAAACAGGTTTTGAAAAATTAGAAAAATTTGTTGTTGGTGCTTTAGCTGAAGAAATCAAAGAATTTGCTGCTGACAAGAAAGACTTAGTGGAAACTAAGGTTAGACTTGTTTCACAAGCACGCAATAAACTTGATAATCTAAAGAGCAAGTTCATAAAAGAATCTGCTAAGAAGATGGCTTCAACTGTATCTACGCATCTTAAGG